AAGACCAACAGATCAGGGCGACGTTTTATACATTGCCGGCGAAGGTGTCGGCGGTCTTGGCAAGCGGATCAAGGTCTGGGTCGAGTATCGCGGCAGCGGTGTCGACTCCAAAGAGATCCCATTCGATGTACTGCCGACAGCTGTGAACATGACGTCGCCAGCTGATACAGAGAAGTTGATTGCGACGATTGAAGAGAAAGAAGAGCAGCGCGGCAGCAAGTTCTCGCTGATTGTTATCGACACAGTGGCCAGAGCGCTGCTGGGAGCTGATGAGAACAGCGCAACAGACGTCGGCAAGTTCGTGAAGGCATGCGACATCCTGCGGGAGGCGATCGGCTGCGCTGTTCTTGGCATCCATCACCAAGGGAAAGACGGTGCGAAGGGTATGCGTGGATCGTCTGCACTCTTGGGCGCTGTCGATACATCGATACAGGTCAAGAAGTCGGGCAGCATCCTGACGGTCGTCACACAGAAACAGAAAGACGCTGAACCGGCTGAAGATCTGTTTTACGAAATGATGAGCGCCGAAGCCGGGACCATCGGCGGAGAGACGTCTGTTTATTTGCAGCCAACAGATCAAAGGCCAGAGCAACAGACCAGCTTATCCGATAAGCAGCTGAAGGCGTTCAATTGTTGCCGGGATGCGTTAGAGGGTGACGTGATCAATCAAGGCGTTGCGCGTGATTCGTTTATCTATTGGCTGGAACATGAGGGCGGAATCGACGGCGATGACGAAGCGGCAAAGAAGCGTCGGCGCATGGCATGGGTGCGATCACTCAATGCCTTGATCGACTCCGGGAACATCATCAGCGAGAAAGCTGGGAAGGTTTTGCGGTTCAAAAAAGAGACGGATTCGGGGGATGAAAATGGGCTTTTTTAAGAATGGGGCGCACATCGGGAATGTGCGGATTCGCACATGGGCGCACACAATCCGCACATTTTGTGAAGCGCTGAAAGCCTTGCTGGGCGCGGGTTTCGAGAAAAGCGCACATAAGCGCACATTACCGCACACCAGCTGGCACCAAGCGCACACACCGCACATCTCTCTAAGGATGTGCGTGTGCGGTGCGGATTTCAGTGCGGGGCTTGAAGCATGAAAAAACCTTATTCTTCTGTGTCGATTAAGCAGGAAACATGGCAGCCGGCTGTCGACTCTTATCATGCAGCTGAGACTCGACTGAATAAAAAGTGGGGCTGGTATGTATGGGCAAAGATCTGTCGCCCAGAGATGAGCCAGAAGTTGCGTGCAGCGCGAGAGAGGTACTTGGATGCAGTTCGGGATCGAGATCACCATCTGATTGTGAAGTGCTGTGAGAATCTCGTGAGAGGGTTGAAGGCAGTCGACGAAGAGTTGAGCAGAGAGCAGTCGCCGGATGATGTGTTCTTCTTGCATCAAAAGATCGACGGCAAGCATTTCTATTTCGTGAACGATCAATTGGATATGCAGCGGATCTTGCCGGTGATGAAAGGTAAAGACCCAGTGGTCTACACGATGGAAGAAATTGTGCGCGTCTTGTCTTCTGAGTCGATGGCAGCGCCTAACAGTATTAAGCAAGCGTTTCCGGGTGCTGAATTGCAGTCGGTAGAGTTCAAACACAATCGGGAGCAATTAGATGACGAAATCCCTTTTTGACGGCGGGTACGTCAAAGTTAAGGACTATCCGAAAGAAAAGCCGAAGATTCGGCGCTACTCAGTCCTTCCAGCAAGAGCTGTGCAGGATGCTTCTATCCATCCGACGTCGTTCAAGGTGCTAGCAGCTTTATGCATCCATACGAACGGCCACGGAATCTGCTGGCCGTCTCAAATAACAATCGCGCTCCATCTCGGCGTGTCGAAGGTCACTGTGTTGCGCCACATCAAGCGGCTGATCAAGTTGGGCTACATCCGCAAGCTGGAACCAAAAAAGTATCCGTGGGGGATCATACAGAAAGGCAGACGCCCGACGAATCGCTATCAGGTCATGTTTGGTGCTGACGATCCTTTGCCAACCAAGGAGCAATTCCTTGCTCCGCGTGCGTCGATCATGGACATCGATTACGGCATCAAAGACGGCAAAGTATCCACTGTGGACGATGCAGATAATAAGAAAGGGGGTCTGGGGGATGGAAACAAAGACTTCCAGATACTCGCACACACATTCCGGACAGCTGTCGAGCGGACGTCTGGCGCTGTTCGGCTGGCTGATTCCAGCTTCCAGACAGCTGCAAGGCTGCACCAGCTGGGAGTTACAGCCGAGCAGGTACGCGAGTCGACCACTGCAATGGTGAAGGATGGGCTGCGAACAGGACGCGCTCCGCCGATGACGCTGGAGCAGGTCGCAAGATGGGCCGGACTCTACAAGAAAGGAGGATAAATGCGCATAACGGGCATTATGTTAAATGATGAGCGCAGCCTGAGATCGGCCCGCGCGATCATGCCACACCCCTGCCCCCAGCCCCCGTCGCCCTGTATAGGGGGTGCCGCTCAAAATTTTTCAGGAATCCAATGGGAGAAGCAAAATGAAAGACGTTATCAACCCGAACCACTACCAACGGGACGGCATGGAATGTATCGACGCGATCGAAGCTGCGGTACAAAACCTATCAGGCGTTGAGGCATACGCCACTGGGTCGGCGATCAAGTATCTCTGGCGCTGGAAAGAGAAAGGCGGTAAAGATGATCTCAACAAGGCGAAATGGTTTATCCAAAAAATGGTGGACCACATTGAAGAGATTGAATATCAAGAAGAGTTGCAAGCCGAGGCAACACTACTGGAGATTGCAAGAAGGTTATGAGCATGATCAGCCTAGAAGGATTTGACAACTGCGTCGCGGGAATCGCGTTTGGGTGCGGAGAACCTGACAGGCTGGTTTACGACACGGCAAAAATCTACGGCAAGCTGCAATACGAAATGGACCTGACGTTTGATGAGTCGATTAAGTTTTTCGACAACATCATCCTGCCGTTAGTGATGGGTCCGGGCGCACCGCTGTTCTTAACTTTTGCCGATATGGATGAAATCAAAGAGGTACATTGCAATGTCCAAGATGACAGTGCGGGAAGCGCGTAAGGTTCTAGCGATCGGATCAGACGATGAGAAGGAAGCAGTCAAACAGGAGCTGCAAGCGATCGCTGCGTCTAACGTGACCGATGTACTCCAGTGGACCCAATCTGGAGGCATGGCGCTACTCGCGTCGAAAGATATACCGCCGCACGTTCAAAAGGCGATTAAGAAAGTCAAAGTCACGCCCAACCAATACGGCAATGCGATTGAGGTCGAGATGCACGACAAACTTTCAGCTCTGCGCGTGTTAGCTAGGTATCATGGACTAACTGAGCCAAACAGTGATGCGGATTCGCGTCCAAGTATTTTGGGAATCAATTTAAAAGGTCCAGAAGTGACCACATACGAGGTATTAGACGATGGCGAGAGCGAAGCAAGCGACGGATCAGAGCCAGAGATCGACCCGACGCCGAAGGTCGACGACGGACAGGAAGATCTCTTCTGAGGAAGCGCTTGGCGGACTAAACCTAGATTTCTCTGGTGCGCCGACAACTTGGCAGTTCTTGCATGACGATTCGTTTGTGCGCGGCCTGATGGGTCCGGTAGGATCGGGTAAGTCATACGGCTGCGCTGCTGAGATCATGTTGCGCGCCGTCAAGCAACCGCCATCACCAAAAGACGGCATCCGCTACTCTCGGTTCGTGATCGTGCGGAACTCATACCCTGAGCTGCGCACCACAACTATCAAGACGTGGCTTGAGCTGTTTCCAGAAAATATCTGGGGTCCGATGCGCTGGTCACCTCCGATTAGTCATCACATCAAGCTGCCATCACGGGGCGATGCAGCCGGTATCGACTGCGAAGTGATCTTCATGGCGCTAGACCAGCCAAAGGATGTGCGCAAGCTGCTCTCGCTCGAATTGACCGGCGCGTGGGTGAATGAGGCCAGAGAGTTGCCGTTAGCTGTTGTGCAAGGATTGACACACCGTGTCGGGCGTTACCCAACCAAAGGCAACGGCGGTTGTCCTTGGCGTGGTATCTGGATGGACACCAACCCGATGGATGATGACCACTGGTGGTATCGCCTATCGGAGAAAGAGCCGGTACGCGGGAAGTACAAGTGGGAGTTTTTTAAGCAGCCCGGCGGCGTAATGGAAACAAATCAGAATGACCATCAAGCTATTCCTGCTGCCGGAAAGTTCTGGAAGGTTAACCCAGAAGCAGAAAACATCAATAACTTACCGCCCGGTTACTATGACCAGCAGCTCGGCGGTAAGAACCTAGACTGGATTCGCTGCTATGCCGGCGGCGAATATGTGTATGTACAGGAAGGTCGCCCAGTGTGGCCTGAATTTGACGATTCGGTCATGTCTTGCGACGACATTCAGGTTGACCCAACTATCCCTATTCACATCGGACTCGACTTTGGTTTGACTCCGGCAGCTGTCTTTGGGCAGAAAAAGCCGAACGGCGCGTGGCATATCTTTAAAGAAATCGTTACCGACGACATGGGTCTGGAGCGATTCGGATTAATTCTCTTGAATGAAATCAACGTCAACTACCGCGGCATGGATGTGCTGGTATGGGGCGACCCCGCTGGCTCAAAGCGTGATGAGATCTTTGAAGTGACTGCGTTCGATCATCTTAAAACCCTAGGACTCAACGCCAGACCCACAGCAAGTAACGACTTCCAAGTGCGCCGTGAAGCGGGAGCGATGCCTATGAATAGGCTTGTTGATAAACGATCCGGCTTATTGATTCACAAAGACTGCCAACGTCTTAGGAAATCTTTATCAGGCGGCTATCACTTCAAGCGCGTATCTGTTGGAGGCGGGACCGAAAGATTTAGAGATGCACCGAACAAGAACGAACACTCACACGTCGGCGACGCCTTTGGCTATCTCATGCTTGGCGGCGGAGAGCATCGCGTCATGACTCGCGGCTATGGTGGACGTTATGGTGCTGCTGGTCCAATTGGCAGCGGTCAGTTTAGGGCAAAAACGGATTTCTCAATATGGTGACGTCATTTGATGTAACTCGCATGTTTGGGGTGCAAGGCGCAATCGCTCTGCCATTTCATCCGTCACACTTGAGCCGGCTTGAACTAGACAGAGCAGCTGAAATGGAGTTTACGTCACTGGACAACATGAAGGCGCGAGCGCAGGAAGTTGCTGATGCGAAGATTGCATGGACAGTATTTCACGAAGGCAACCCAGCGCTATGCTTTGGCATTACCCCATACTGGCCCGGCATGGCAGAGGCTTGGATGATCCCGTCTCAATACGCTCTCGATCGAGGATTAAGATTAACTCGCGGAGCCAAGAGGTTTTTTGATACCATTGGCGCAACTCTTGATTTACGCCGTCTGCAAATTGTGGTATGTGTCGATCGGGAAAAGGCCGTTCAATGGGCAGAGTTCTTACGCTTTGAGCGTGAAGGTCTTATGAGACGGTATGGGCCGGAAGGCAGCGACTACTACATGTACGCGAGGATTTATTAAATGGGCGGGATATTTGGCAGCAGTCCTAAGACGCCAGACACTTCTAAGCAAGAAGCGGTACAGGCAAAACAGGAAGCTCGCACCAAGCGTCAGGAAGCTGAAGAACAGCGTCGTTTGCAAGCGCAAGTCGCTGCGCGCCGCTCCGGAGGCTATCGATCACTTTTATCACCGGAGCGCGAAAATGCTGCTACCGGACTATCTAGCAAACTAGGGAGCTAAATCATGGGTGGATTATTCGGAGGCGGCGGCAGCAAGCCAGCACCAAAGGAACCAGAAAAGCCAAAGCGCGAGATCACGAAATCGACAACTGGCGCGCAAGAGCAAGCCGGCGCAATGCAAGCTCGCCGTGGTGGGGCGTATACACGCTCACTGTTAACAGGATCGCGGTCAACAGCTGAAGAAGGCGGCGGTTTGTCAACGAAACTTGGCGGCGGCTAATGCGCAAAGAGCATAAGAGCGAGACTGGCGGTCTAACAGAAGCCGGGAGAAAACACTATGAACGCAAGGAAGGGGGTAACCTACGCCGTCCTGTTCCTTCTGGGGACAACCCTCGTCGTGTATCTTTCGCTGCTCGGTTTGCTGGCCAGAGTCATCCTATGAAGGATGAGGATGGGAAGCCGACTCGCTATGCTCTTGCTTTGAAGAAGTGGGGATTCAGCTCCCCGGCGCAAGCGCGTGCGTTTGCAAAACGAAACAAGGAATCGTGATATGCCGATGACAAAGAAAGGGTCAACGATCATGTCTGCCATGAAGAAAAAGTATGGCAAGAAAAAGGGCGAAGAAGTGTTCTACGCTTCCAAGCAGAAGGGCGTGATTAGCGGCGTCGAGAAAAAAGGTACAGCGTAATGGCAAGAATCAGCCCAGCAGAAGTATTGAAGCGTCAGGAGAAAGCCGATGCGCGGAAAGAAGAATGGCGCACGATTTACGAAGAGTGCTACGAATTCGCGCTCCCGCAACGCAATCTTTACTCCGGATATTATGAAGGACGAACAGCTGGGCAAAACAAGATGGTCCGCGTCTTTGATGCCACAGCCATTAATTCAACGCAGCGTTTCGCTAACCGTATTCAGTCTGCTCTTTTCCCGCCGTATAGGTCATGGTGTACGTTAGAGCCGGGCAACGAAATCCCGCGTGATCGGCGCGGTGAAATCAGAGAGGCGCTGGAAATCTACTCTGAACGCATGTTTGACGTAATACGCCAGACTAATTTCGATCTAGCAATGTCTGAGTTCCTGCTTGATCTCTGCGTCGGCACAGCGGTCATGCTGATTCAGCCGGGTGACGCAGATGCGCCAGTTCGCTTTGTGCCAGTACCACAATATCTGGTATCACTAGAAGAAGGGCCGCATGGCACAGTCGACAACGTATACCGCAAGCTCCGTATTCGCGGTGAAGCGATTGCTCGTCAATGGCCTGATGCAAAGCTGCCGGAAGATTTGGTGCGCAAGATTGACCAAAAGCCTGATGAAGAAATTGATCTGATCGAGGCAACGGTCTTTAATGTCGACGAAGACAC